CTAAGGTCATCAGTGTCTTTTACATTCACATTCCTGTCGAAGTTATATGCAGCCCTGTTTCCAACAGTCTCAAAGGATGCTTCCATCTCCTGGCGGAATACTCTCTCATCCATCCGGCTCTTTAATTTTTCAATCTCTTGTGTCTCTACATAACCTGAATCAATTGTTTTAAACTGCCAACTCATCCATTCAGGATCATTGGATTGTCCCTTATTGTAATACTCATATAATTGTTTGTATGAATCAGGTGTGCCAATAAACATTGCAGGTGCTTGTTTGTCTGCCATCATTGGCATAAGTATCTCCGGGATTACGTGTGGTTTCATATAGTCCACTTCATCAACCACAGCCCTGGTCAAACCCACACCTCTGAGGTTATCTTCATTGTCAGCACCCTTAATGGATATTTCAGCACCATTGTTGAGTGTGATTGATAGATTGGATTCATTAACACTTCCATCCAACCGACCACGAAAAATCTGCCGGAGTAATGGGAATGCTATCATCTTCCCCTGTCGGTATGTAGGTGCAATATACCAGAGCTTCGATTCCTTCAATATGCTCCCAGCCAACAACCACATTAGTGCCAGGTGAGTTTTTCCCCATCTTCTCCCTGCCACCACAACCTTGAATCTTGCCGGATGATCTATTATTTTTCTTCTTAAACCATCTAATTGCCATTTCATTCTTCCCTCTGGAATATGATAATAGGTTCTTCATTAATATCCTTATGTCTATCAACTGCCTTGCCTTCCATCCTGTCAAAGAACATCTCAGCAGCTTTAAGTGAACCCCTCTCGGCCATATTTAATACTTTGTCTATAATCTTCTCTTTCCGGGTTCTGCTGTCAGTTCCCTTGATAGATGACAGTTCATTGAATACATCATACAGACTTCCACGTCTGCCATTGGGATTGGCATTTTCACCTGGTTTAAACCGGTTTCCAAGTTTGTTTCCTTTGGCAAATTGCCCATTAGACCGTTGATTTCCCGTTTGTTTTCCGTTAGTTTTGCTCATTTTTAATCAGTGCTAAATGAAATGAATTGTTAATTTCTGTGATTAGATTGCCTATTTTCGATGTTTCAATATCAAATACATCAAACTCCAACCGCCAGTTGCCTGTGGATTTGAGGTTCTTAATTCCAACGAGTTCGCATTGTATTGTTAGTGCTTCTGTCATATATAGTAATTAGGGGTTCTTGCACTCTGTTGTCTGCCAGGTATAATTACTTTGTGCAGGTTCTGACAAAAACCCCTAAAAAACACCAGGTTATTTAATTAAAAAAGATTAGGTGTGTTACTATATAGGTGAGGTTCGGGCTGTTTTATACCCTATTTTGAAATATTTATTATTTTCTCGACGGTCTTTTTTATTCGGACACTTATGGTTTTCTGGGAAACTCTGTTTTTATCTGCAATTTCCTGCTGCGTATAACCTGCCAACCAAAGAGTCATTATTGCCCTCTCTTTTGGGGTTAAATACCTGCGGATAAAAGACCATTCTAATTCCCAATCATCATCAGTAATGGATAATGCTTCCATTATTTTTACTTTAGGAATGAATACTGATTTGTCATTCCAGACACCTTGAGTATAACTGGCATCAGTTACATCTTCTGCATCCTGAAAGTCTGTGAGTATTACTCTGCGTTTCCAATCTATTGATTTTGCCATTTTGATTCCTTTCGTTTAATTGAAGGAATCTCAGGCAGGAGGGGGGGGTTGTGTTACCTAATTGGTTTTAGGTAAAAAAAGAGGAGAGATCATTGAGTCGTGATTTGTCTCTCCTCTTTTGCCGTAATTCAGACAGTCCCTTATCTGAATTGTTTACCTAATCTGCTTTAGGTGAATATTTTAAACACTCATATCAGCATTAAAAACAAGGTCTGAATAAATGATATTTTCAATTGATTTTTCACCTAAATTAAACCGGCTGGTGAGTATGTCTAATTTTTGTCTTTGATTAAATTTAGTGTAGTTTGATAATACAGTCCAGCATTCTTCAATCTTGGCATTCCTTACAGCAAGTTCAATGCCATCTATAATTTTGTTCTGGTGTTTGGCTGGTAAGATTCTCAGCATATATGATCCAGAAAGTCATTATAGTCTAATAGCACCATAGATTTCCCATTATCAAACCGGAAAACCACAGCATCGCACCCATCTGGAATATCTAAATATGTTGCACCCTTCTTTCTTCTCTTTGCCTGGATTCTCCAATCACCTACAAGCAAATCAACCTCTTTGTCCATCCCTAATGATCTTCCATCACTGGCATAGGCGCGTTTAGATGTGATACCTTTGGCTTTGGCAAGGTTTACACATTCTCTTTCAAACCTGTTGCCCTTATCTTTGCTTGGGTGTGGCAATTTAAGGTGTCAGTTTTTTCATAATCTTTGCAAATTTTCCCTTTGGTTTTCTTTTGGTCGTTATCATAGCAACAAGTCCAATTCTAATAATATTTAATCCTTCTTTTGTAACCTTCCAATGCTTTTCACAACACTGAACAATCAGTCCATCTTCGATTGAACCCATTATTAATTCTGAATATTCTGATTCCAACCAAGATTGTATTATATCATTGGTAAATCCATATTTTAATATTTGTTTTTCCATTTCTTTTAATAAATATTTTTCAGATTCACTCATATCTTCAGCACACTCAGTAAGTTCTTTAAATGCTTTTTTGTTCATTTGCATTCTCCTCATTAAATTTCAGCACCATATCCTGCAATGTGCCATTGTTGATTTCATTCACTTTATACAAAGCATCACCATCCTGCAAGTCCAGTTTAGTTAATGGATTTGCCCGGTGGTAAATTCCTAAATTCCCCCAGGATAAAAACCTATCCAGTATATGAATCAGGATCATCTTTCTCCTTTTTGGTAACATATATGCTATTGTCTTTAAGTTGATTAATATTGCACAATATACACCATTCTTCATTTTCATCTAAGGTTGTAATCCAAGTATGATAATCACTGAATGGATTGGGAAAGTTTACTATCCAAGCGTATAGATGTTTAAGGTATTTTATTGTTTCTCCAATTCTTCTACTGCCTTTTCTAATGCAGACAGCCTTGTATTAAGATTTAATACAGCTCCATTGTTTCTCTTTGCAATACCTACCATATCGCCTTGAGTTGAATGGACTTCCCCTAACATTTCTGCTAACTGTTTAATAATATCACCCCATCCAGTGAACATTATATCACCCCATCCAGTGAACATTTCTTGTTCTTCAATCTCATCTATTTGTTCATTAGTTACTGCTTCCATACTTCTCCTTTTTTGTCTAATTCTGATGACCATTTCATCAATTTTAAATACAATGAATACAAATGTAACCTGCACGATATATCACCCAGAGTAAAGAGTATTCTACTCATTATCTTCATTATCACCATACCAATCATCCATACAATTCTGACACATTCTTTCATCTGTATCTCCATTGCTGGAATCATATTCGTTGCTACATATACTACAAGTCCACATTATTCTTTCTCCTTTATTTTTTGACCTGCTTTTAAATATGGCTTTAGTTCTGCTTTCTTCCATAGGATATTGACCATATTATATAAGTCTCTAAGGTCTCTCTCAATATCAATATGTCTTTGACCATCGTTGTTTCTTTCAATTTCTGCTATTCTATCTGCTAATATTTCTATTTGTGTTTTCTTCATTCTTTCTCCTTTAGATAATAATTAAACACTTTATCAAGTTGTGTTTCATCCTTCACCACCGAAGTCCACCACCCACCACCTTTTTGCTTTGTAAGTTTGCCTGTTTTCTTATTTTTATGCCATTCTGTTTCAATTACATCTACATAAAATGTTTTCGGTTTAAATGGCAATCTTATAAATTGCCTACTGCTAATACTACTGCCATCTTTTAGTTTTGCATTATTGCCTGTAAAGCAGTTACCATTTTGCCCTTTAAAGACAATTGCATCAATATAATATGGCTTACCACTTTTTCCAACTTTAAAAATGGAAGATAGTCTTCTGTTTTGATAAATTTCACTATTTCCCATATCAGAACAATCAACCCATTCATCATCATTTCCTATAATATCGCAAATTGGCTCTTGTAGGCATAATGTTTTCACTGCTTTTGAAATTGCCCCTGCTGTATATGGTGCAGAGGCTCCACTTTGACCACTGTTACCAAACTTTTTAACAAGAGATAATATTTCTGTCTTAAAAGGCATTATTATCGCATCTTCAACTTCTTTTTCAAGAATATTAAATTCTCTTTCTGCTTTATTTATTATATTCATTCTTTCTCCTTTTTATCCATAATAAGCCTCATAATCATAAAGATTAGGAGCATAGTGGGAATATTCAGGATTCACCATATAATCAATTTCCTCACCATTATATACATTCTTGCTTTTCCAAGTCCAATTACCTTCTTCAGTTTGTGTTGGCTTTGTTAATACTTCACATTCAATATTCATCCCAGTCATCATACCATACTCATAATGAATATCTCCAACCTTTATCTCCTCTACTATTACATTTCCTTTTGTTCTTGTCATTCTTTCTCCTTTATATGAAATGTAGCATTTAACCATGCCATTCTTGTTACCCTATATAAAAAAGCGTCCATATCTTCGTCTGCTTCAGGGCATAATGCTGACCCCTCAGTGTGCCACCATATTTCAAAGTCTTTCATTCTTTCCTTCTCTCTCTCATTAGCCCAATCATGGTCTGCTCCTATTGTCATTCTTTCTCCTTTCATTCGTTTATCTTGCCACATTGGCGAGATATTGGCGAGATAATCATTCTGTCTCCTTTTAAATTAAAGCCTGTATGTAGGACTCCAACCTACATCTTCCTTATCGACATAATGGCTTCCAACCCACCACACTCTATCTGTGTAACCTTTCGGCACACCGTTAGCCAAGACTGCCATATAGGAAATGTTACGCCTCAATGCCTCCGTACTAAGGGAGGTTATTTTCACCTTCCTGCTACGCAGTCCAGTTACTTTCTACCAATACAGGCTATATACAAAATCTGTCTGAGACAAATACTGTACGGTAATAATGTATTGCATCACTTGCATTAAAGGGTGTTTTATGCCCTTACGGGCAAGTGCAATGGTTGCAGGGGTGGGAGTTGCACCCACCAGACCAAGGATATGAACCTCAGATTGCACTGGCATTCCCTGCGACACTTAAGAAAGAGGGCTTAGGGCTCTAGAATTATTACGGCAACAACCTAAGCACTCTTATCTCTCCACCTCAGAGTTTTAGAATGGTGTAACTGCTACGTCAGTGCCATTACTAGTTGTCTCAGTAAAAGAGTTATCTGTAGTAGCATTCTTAACATAGTCTTCGTAATATTTCTCTGCTTTAGACTTCCAGAACTCTACATTACCCTCAGTAAACTCTTCTACAATATTCTTAAATACTGTAGGAGCTACTTGCTTTAATGCTCTTGAATACTCACCTTCTTTATGGAAGTATACATTAAGTTCATGTCCTATTAGTTCTTCAGCAGAATCATCCATTTTAATTACTATATTGCCATCTGGACCATCTAATGCATCTGTTATGCCAGCATTAGCGAATCTGAATACATTACCTATAGCAAATTCTTCACCATCTGTATTGCGCTTCTCATATACCCTTAAAGTAAAGTTCTCTGGATAATCTTTGAACCATACATCTAAGAATTTAGCATCATTGTAATTACCATATTTAGCTCCTACAATAGTTAGAGTATGCCAACCAGTAGCAAAATTAGTACCACCACTTTTTCTTACTGTTAATGTTCTCATTTAGTCTCCTTTATGAGTGTTTGTAGGCTAAAAGTCTTGCCGCTGCCAGGAGAACCAATAATTAGTATTTTAGCTCCATCAAAGCCTTTCTCTTTAGCTGCTGCTATAACTTTACCATAGTCTTGTTCCATTTCATGATCTAATAAACCAGTTCTATCTTTGGCATGATCATATTTCTCACTTCTAGAAGTAACCCATAGATATTTATGCTCTCCTTTATTTACTACCGTCTTAGTATAGAATACAAAGTCGAACCATTTAGCTATATCATCTTTGCTACTACCGTCTATATAAGGTATAATCTTGTTACCATCATCCATAGTTTGCACTTTAGCATGACAATTACATATTATTACACCAGGAATCTTACTAATAAAGTCTAAAGAACTATCTAGCTTATTTTTAAGCTGACCCCATCCTTGTAACTTTAGTTTACCATCTCCATCAGATAGTTGTCTCATGTATTTCTTGGATAACTCAGAAAAAGTATCTAAGATAAGAGCATCTATTGCAGTTCCGTTTCTGGGAACTACCCTAGTTCTTTCTTCTTCTATTTTTAGATTACCTATAGTAACATTCTCTTTGTATAGTTCCTGTTTATACAGCTTACCTATTGTATCTTGAAATTGATTCCAAGAATTAGGTGCCAGTACAGGAAAGCCAAAGAGTTTGTGTATATAGTCTCTGGATCCAAGCGTTTGAGACCCATGTTCTAGATCAAACATGAGTGTTTTCATACGTACATCTCCTATTATAGACTAAAAGAGGGCACTCTTTAGAGCGGCCCCCTTCATGTCTGTTATTGTTATATATTAAGGATTATTCACCCAGTAATATACAACAGATATACTATAAACGGCAAGATATTTCTATCGCGCCGTTTCCTTTATTAACATCATAGTAGGAAAGTTAAAACTGAAGTTATTGTTCAGAGGTGAGTTAGTTATAAACTTTCTCACTGCATTAGCTATAAAGCTACCACTCATATTAGAGCAATAGCCAGTAGCCTTAGCATTACAGGGCTCTTCATTACTATCATCATCAGGATACCATACCTTTTTATACTTAGTTAAAGTAGGTTTAGTTATAATATACTGCTGATAGTGTTCAGCTCCCATCCTTCCATCTATAATGCATTCAGGTCTAGTAGTAGGATTACTGCAAATATGCGTTACCGCATCCATCCTGGCCTTCATGGAGTCAAAACCTAAGATAACTATATCTAATCTGTCTTGATAGAATAGTTCTTTAAATTCTTCATTATGCTCATCTACTATAGCCTGAGGGTTGATAGACAAGATATGACCCTTTAATGCTGAAGTCTTATCCTTATCTATATCGTTAATGGTATATTGTGCTATACCAATATTTACATCTTCTACTTTATCATAGTCATATAAGTGAAAATTTATTCCACCCATACGTGCTAATTGTAAGGCTGCAGAACTACCAATAGCTCCACAGCCCAACATATGAAAAGTATAATTGGCTGTTCCATCAAACAGTCCTTCATGTCTTGCTGTAATACTCATTGTGGCCATCCATTGTAAGAATAACCATGCATTGAGAGTTCATCCTCATAAAATGGCAGCTTAGTTTGTTTATCTAAGATCATATCATCTGGCTGTAAATGTAATAGTATTCCAGATTTAACCTCAGCTTCAGTGAAGAGACTTATATCATATAAAGATTTATGAAGATTAAGTGCTCCTTTTATATCTTCTATAGATTCTTTATATTGTTTATAAGAATATGAACCATCACATACTTTACTAGAAATTTCATCTATACTAGCTCTTAACTTATAGTAAGGAAGAAAAGTAGCATCCTTATAAGATGTTAAACTTTTATTAGCCTTAGAAGTATTTGTTTTATACTTTCTAAGTGCTGGATCCCAAACCTGATGTGCAGGAAATAATACAGGTTTAGAACACATTTCTTTAACATCATTAACTACCTTCTTAGTTGCCCTAGGAGGTCTGATAATCTCTAATTCTACATCTTCATGTGTTTCAATAGGATTCCATACAGATATTCTAAGTTTGTATTCGCCTTTTAAGTTTACTACTAAAGCAAATGAAAAGTCACCATCATTAAACTCTTCTATAGCTTGAAGATCAGTAGAGCTCCAAAACGCTTTCATTGTATGATGACTATGCCACCAACAAAATCGGAATACTTGCCCTTTTAGTTGTTTAGCTGTACGAGTATAATATTTAGCTAACTCATCTTGCTCTAAAGTGCAATTACCACTTGTTACTTCTTGTTTTAATATTACAGGATGCTGTATTTCCCAATCACCATCTTTATCTTGGATACATACAGACATACCTCCTATTTCAGTTTTGAGAGTATCATAGGCTTCTTCTGCATAGCCAAGAATACGATCCCAGTTTTTTTCTTTTATGTAAACCACTATATTTCTCCTTATGTTATAAGTTATCTGCTCCACCAGTCTGAGAAGCCCATTGTAATGTAGCTTCTTCTGGTGTAAGTATTCTTGTTTCTTGAGTTGGGTCGTTTAAGAGTTCTTCAAGTGAAGGAGGTGTTTCTGCAGGAAGATCTTTACCTGCTATATCCCTAGCATTTATAATTGATGAAATCTCTTCACTCTTTACTACTTTATTTTTAAGCAACAATTCTAATTTATCAACAGTTAATACTATCATGTAAGGAATTATGTCATATTCCTCACCTTCACACAAGTTATCTCTTCTGTGTTCTGTAAGAAATATTCTATATTTATTAAATAAATATGTATGATATTCAAGATCTTTTATCCAGAATTCCTCTATAAAAGTATAAAGATGTGAACTATTCTTAAGCATAACTTCTAATGGAGGTTGAGAATCAATTATATTATTTGTAGCCATTAGTTCTTGTCTTTCTGCAAAAACGCCTAATATAGCTTCTGTTTGTTCATCTATATCATCTAATAATACAATATGTAGATTTTCTACATGTGAGCATTGACTGTTAGATAAAAACTTACAATAGTGACAAGGAGCTGTACTAAAGTCATAATTATTAAAATACTTTATGTATGAATCATCAGTAGATACTTCACAGGACTCCACATTTCCTAGAATATTATTTTTAACATAATTATAAGCTTCATCTGGAATGTTTTTTACATAATTACAACCTCTAACACATCTTGTTGCACGTGATTCTCTAACAGATACTTCTTTGAGCTTTTTAAGAGGTTCAGCTGAACCATGAGTATATAATTTATATATTCTATTTATAGGATATGTTTGAGGTACATAATAATTATGTAACCAATTATATAAATGTGTTATACCTGCATAAGGATTAGCATTATAAAATGATGCTTGTATACTTTTGTCTAAACTACCCATACAAGCCATTCCTTGAAGATGCATATCTTCTTTGCATGTGTCCCATAGAGTTTTATCTATAGAAGTTCTTATATAAGGATGATCTCCTACGCTACTAACAAACATTGCTCTTATTCTAAAGTTTTTATCTACAACTGAACTAATATTAGATTTAATATTAGAGTAATCTCTTTTCCAAATATTAGAAAGTAAACTTACCAGTTTAATACCTATAACAACATAAATATTTCCTGGAATAGGAATTTTATGTACATATAATCTACTATTTGATTTAAGATGTTGATACTTGATAATACCTTCTTCAAACTTTATTACATACATTAATAAATAGTCTGATATATTTGGTGCAGTAATTTCTACAGTATGATCTAATAAATTCTCATTAATTAAACTATTTCTTAATGTTGAAACAGGAGGTTTATAACCAGCTATAACTACATTACATGTTAAAGTATCATAATGTTTATATGCTAAAGCTATATTTTTAGTAATATGATTTTTAAGTCTGTCTAATTCTTCTTTTATATCATCCGTATTATCTTGCCATTGAATATTATTAGACCTTAAAGTTTTTAACAAATCTTCTAACTTAAGAAGTTTCCTTTTAAAGGTTCCGAGCCTCCAACCATATTGATGTATACGGTTAAATATACTATCAAATCCTCTAGGTTTCATATCCCATCGTAATATATGTTTAGTATATAAATCTTTTATTTCTCTATAAACACCAGGTTTAAATCCAAAGTTTTTATTAATACCTAAAGAAGTATCATACATCTCATTAAAAGCATTAATTGCATCTAATACTTCCGCTTGAGGACCTATACATACTTTTTCTATTATACCTTTCATATCATTACTATTAAAATCTTCAAAAGATGTATATCTTTTTATTTTTGCTATATTCATATTGCCTCCTTTAAAAAATAGAGAGAGGTAGAGTTAATTCAATATCTTGCGCCGCGGGCGACTTACAGTTGAGCATTAACCACTAGTCCTCTCTCTAAGTTTTTTAATTACAATGACTTACTACAGTTCGTAGAGAGTCTTCCTTTGTGCTGGCATTGAAATAGTAAAGGTCTCTACCAATACTTTTCCACCCTTTTTGTCTGAAGATACAGCTGCTACGATATCACCATCTTGAAGTTCATAGTTATCTGTTACTCCGCGTCCATTGACTGCTACAGTAGCATTATTAGAGATATCTAGTTCTTCTCTAAGTGCACCTACATTAGTAGCATTTACTTCACGTTCGGGGAATCCGCCCCCAGATAGTACTTTGATATTAGGCATTATTAGCCTCCTTATTTTTATTGGTTTCTTCTGCGTCACGTAATTCTTTCCACTCAGTTTTAGATACATACTGAGCTTCTTTACGATCCACCACTCTTCTTGCGTCTTGATCACGCACCCTTAGGAGAGTTCCTACGGGCACTCTCTTCCAGTATTGAGAGTTCTCTTTCGTTACTCGTATTGTTTTCATATCTCTCCTCTTTAAAAGTTAGAGGGTCAGGCCTCGACTCCCAACCCTCCTTCTCTAGTGGTCAACTACTCGCTATCCGCACCAGGATAAGTACAATTATTGGTAGATGTATTTGGATCTCCTAGTCCATCTAAATCTCGGTCTAAATACCAAGTTATTGGACCTATACCATTACATACACCACATTCATCCCATTTATTAGAGCGACACAAGTCATTCAAATCATCACTGTTGCGTACCCACTGTAGTATTCCATTATTATATGTTTTTGATATTTCTACAGATTCTGCAAGGTCAGTAGTAAACCAGCTACCACGCCAATAGAACTTATGGTCTTCACCTTTAGCTCTATGCTCTATAGAAAATGCATCTTCAAAGCTCATATCATCCAGATTTATCTCTACTGTAAGTAAGTCTTCTGTTACTTCTCTTACAACAGGAGTAGACTCTGCTTGAGCTTCTTTACCACATCCCACTATTATTAGCAATACTATCATTAATATGCTATTTTTCATTACGTATCTCCAGTATTTTAGTTATAGCTTCCATTTGCTTCTTAAGATGAGTTAGTTGTAAGTACATCTCTTTTTCTAGATGACTAGGTAAAGGTCGCTCATCTTCTTTAGATTTTAATAATACTCTCTTAGCTGTTCCCATAATCAATATCTTTAAGAGTTTCATTAATTTTAGATATACCTTCTAGATCTTTACTAGTTAATGTTACTTTAGTGCCATCAGTTAAACTAAGACCAAAAGAAGTTATTTTCATTCCCCAAGTTGGTACAGATATTGGTAAATGATTAGTTACTTTAGGTTTACTAGTATAACGCTTAACATTATAGTTGTGAACATTAACAGGTCTGATAGATTTATCAGTACTTTTACCATTTATAGTAATAGTATTAGCAGGCTTACCATCTTTTTGCCACTTAAACCCATGAGTTCTCCATCTAGATATTGATTGTGGTGAAACTCCATATTTTCTAGCTGTATTAGAAAGAGAAGCACCGCTAAATACTTCAGCTAATGCTTGAATCTTTACTGGTAATGCTAAATATACAGGTCTCTTCATCTTTCTTTTCCGTCTAGTCATAGACTTCTCCTTTTTTAGTTAAATTATTGTGTTAATACTAGGAAATCCCCAATGGATCTTCCAATAGTTGCCCTTGATATCGTGGTCTCCCCATGCAGTCCACAACATGATACCAAACAAGTATATTCTCACCTGAGAACCAAGCTTTCCTTTCGTAAAGTAAGCGTCGATCCCTAGGATTACTTTGTCGTTTATCACTAAGTACATATTCATTTATTATGTCCTCCAGTGCTATCTGTTTTGCGTAAGCTTCCATTGAGCTTTGGCTTAGATACTTTAGGATTGCTGGAGTAGTCATTGAGTAGTCCCCATATTTTCTCAAGCTTCTTCTTTTTCTTACGCCATTTCTTTACTCTTAAGGTGTCCTTAGTAGTAGTAGAGAGGCGGCTTCCAAGTAGTTGATTGAGTCGTTTAACAGTTGTTTTGATTAAGGTAGGTGTAACTACAACGCCTTGATCATTCGTTGGTCTAGTTAGGTTACCTAGTCCTACCTTCTTAAAATGCTCTAGTTGTCCCTCATAAAAGTGTATGATATGAGTTAATGAACCATAAGCTTCTTCCGGCATATGTATCTCCTTTTTAGTTAATTAACCATTTAATTCCATGATATAGTATTAATAACATGGTTCCAATGCTACATCCCCAGATTATACAAAGTAGTATTAGATGGAATGTAGTGTTTTCATAATGGTCTTTCATTGTTAGTCTCCTTTAGTTAAGAATAGGAAGTTAAAGTTGAGTAAGATTCGATTATACTTGCAAGTTACATTCTTCTTTTTACTCTATATTGTCTTTAAGATGTCTCTCAGGTCTTATAGGGTCGGGTCATCCGCTCACCTACATCAGCCCTAACTATTACGGTAATTGACAATGCTTGCTAGCAGAAGAATGCATAAGCAAGCCTTATAGAGGGAAAGGACTAATCATTTTCAGTGATTAATCAATATATGTAACTACGAGAGTTCAGTAAATTATTCTGTTCATTCTACCATTTGGTAGCTGATGCGGGTACAACCCCTAACTCTCTACTTGCCTGCAGTCCTCATCCACTACAGTTCACAAGTTTCCAACAAACTTCTAGAGAGTAATTAATTCTCTATTAGTTTACTTCCTAAGTTAATGAGAGAGCCGTCAATATCTATATCATTAGAGAAGAATTGGAGATTTTCTCTAGGAATAAACAATGCATGAAGTGATTAACCCTAATAATGGTATAGCTTGACCCTTCCACTGCTCTCTCATAGTTAAAGTATAGCTAGTGGGAGAGACATTGATGGGATATCTCTCCCTTAGCTCTGTTTAAAGCATAGTATCCTAGTGTGACTTATCTAATGATAGTTGACCAGTTCAGATAGTATGACTGATACCATAATAATGGTATCTATAGAAATTATTAGTATACCAGCATGCTCCTACTACTAGTTAGGAGATAAATCTTGAGCCTTTTAAACTCCTGCTCAGGAGCTGAGTCCTACCAATAAGACTTACAAGCAGAACAAATACCATCAGATGCCTTAGGCACTTCAAGTACTTCATACTCTTCGGAGCAAGACTTACAACACCAATACATTGATGCATTGAATGTGAAGTAAGCTTGACCACCTTCAGAGTCTGTTGCAATATCTTTTGGAATGGGAATTGTACGCATATCAGGCATAAGCCCTCCTATTGTTAAAAGAAATCTGAATGCTGTCTAACCGCATGTCTTATACAATATATATGGTGACACTCAGCAGTAAATATATATACATATACAGGGATAAGAAGAGAGGTTACCCTCTCTCCGTTATCCTAGTGCATTAGAAGCGATTGCCTTTCAAGCCAAACTCCAACGTACGTATACTACGTAGATAACTACGAATCTCCCCTACGAGATCATAGTCCTCTTCAAGTCTACATTTGTGCTGCAACAGTGCTGCCTGTCGTCTGGCCTTCTTGATGGTAGTCTTTGTAGCTGACCTATTACCAATACCCTCATCTAATAGTTCGTTAGTCTCAACCTTCCAAGCTTCTACATCATTGTCTAGATCCATATCCATCGTTGTAATTGTAGTAACATTATTCTCTGACATTATCTGTCTCCTTTGATTAATTATTATTATAAGTATACTAGTATATAACTAAAAATTGAATATAACGTAATCTCGATAGAGAAAAACCCTCCGTTAGGGGGTACCACTGTTTAAAACACCACACACTAAAATGCTACATTTTTTAAAAGTTAGTGCTACAGGTCACATATATTTCTTGTTCTGATCCGTATATTAGTTGTATATTATGGATATGATAACTAGAAACGATATATTTCAGGCAGTAAGATGGTTCAACTTAATAATAGGTATAGCAAATTTCTACTATTACTTTATTGGTGCATCTTTTTTCTTACTCCCGCTTGGGGCACTGAACATGGCAGCATGGGCGTTTACTCTTGGCAGGAAAGTGGAGGAATCAGAGAAGAAGTAGCCAACATTATGTTAGGGCTATTCTTTTTAGGCTTAGTGAAGTTAGGAGATTATTTGGATGATAACCCTATGGCTGGGTACAGTTGTCCTGATTACTGTGAAGTAGATCATGAACATTATAAGGGGAAAGACTATGAAGAGAAAGATGAAGAAGCCACCGACAAACAAAGAGATACTGAGCTATATGGACCAACTCTTTCTGCAGATAGAGAATAACCAGAAAGCTGTTTATGATATATCTCAAGTGCTATCTGACTATATGAGTTATAATGGGGATACAGACAAGTTTGCAGACTTTATGAAGAATAAGTACTCTGGATCCGATGCTGAGATACCGACTCGCTGGTCTGTATTTACTAAGTCGCTATTTTACAGGTACTTACGCTTGAAAAAAAAGCTTGCATCATATTACTTAAAGGTAATAAATTATTACTAGTTAGTTTAACTATTAGCTTAAAAAGGAGTTATTATGAAGATCTACTACTTAACAATAGCGTATAATGAAGATACGGATACTATAGAGTATATCGAAGAAGAGGTAGTAGACAATAGTAGCCCTAAAGTGTTCACCGAAGCTGATTTAAGTGGGTACTTCGAAGAGGACCTGATTAGGTTTATGGAGGAGGCGTACATCGTAGGTGAGAGTTAGTAGGGTACATACGTTTGACTACGCTTCACACTTGTCAAACGTGGGAAATGGAAAATGGGAAACGGGAAATGAGAGAGTATAAAGTTAGGGGAAGACTACATCCTGTATACGAAGAGTTAGATGAACTTCCTCAAGAGATAGTTGTTTCTTCAGATTGGAGGAATGCTGAGATAGGTGACTGGATAAGAGCTGATGATGGTTGTGTGCTCCAGGTATTGAGAAAAGGTAGCATAAAGCGTCTTGGTAAGGTTTCTTACTATATAGGTACCTGTACGGGGACTTTTCCTGACGGTCCTAATGTCCGGATGGATACCGAAAGGAGAGACCATATATACTCGTTTGGGGGTAGAAAAGTCAAGGATACCATACGCGATAGAGAGCGCCTAACCAAGCATGAGGTCTTATTTGCTCGGTATATTGTAGCTGGATTATCTCTTGAGGAATCTTATATGAAAGCATTCCCTACTAATCAGTTTAACTATGCCAAGGGGATGGCTGCTAACTTATTTAAAACGGAGAGGATTCAAACTCAAGTGAAAGAAGAACTAAAGCCAGTACTAGAAGAGCTAGGGATAGATAATAAGACAGTTTTAAAGGACATAAGAGACGTCTCTCAGACTGCGGAAAAAGAAGACGTACGCCTAAGGGCACTTTTTAAATTAAGTGATATTCTAGACCTAGAGGACAAAAATCAGACAAGAATAACACAAGTTTCTGGAGCTCTTTTCCAAGGCTTCTCTTCTGAAGCGCTGGAAGAAGCTCAGAGACCTGAACTAACGGAGGTTAAGAAATAATGGGTTTAATGGATACACTAAAGAGCCTTGGCTCTAAAGATGATAAGATGCCGTCAGATTGGGGGGCTATAGAGGGGAGTGAGTACGACTTAAATTTCTCAGGTAAATCACAAAAGCTAGCTGACAGTGACGCAATGAATATGCTGTACAGGTCATTTCCTTATGACCCTAATACTACAGCAACAGAGGGAGAAGGCTTAGATTTTGGGGGTTATATGAAAGAGTTGGATCCAGAGGTTATTGGTGGAAGGGTCTCAGAGCTAAGAGAAATGGGCTTTGGGGGCTCTGGCAGTAAGGACGGCTACGATGAGCGGCTAAAACAGGTCGACCCAAAATTTTATAACGAAGAGGGGGGCATGAGCGCGTCTAATTATGTGGAGCACATGATGATGATGGGAGAGTTTACAGACAAAGTCCATGGGGGTGACTATGGATCTATGGTGCAGTCAGCCAGGAGAGCTGAGACTACCCCTTCTTCTGAGGGCCCTGTTCCAGCCAGTGAGTTTGGCCCTGTAGCTGAATTGAGAGAGCCCTGGGAGACCTTTGATACCGAAGGACGATACAGGGACTAAGTGAATATAAACTCTAGAAATGTCTCTAAAGCAGAAGAAGAACTACTCCTTGCACAGGAAGACCTTATTGCATTTGGTAAACTCTTTTTGCCAGATGACTTTATGCGAAGCGAGACTCCATTCTTCCATTACCAGGTAGCTGATGCAGTTAACGACTTATCAATCAGGGAACTTGCAGTTATTCTACCTAGAGGTCATGGCAAGACTGTACTCACTAAATGCTCCATTATGCATGATTTCTGCTTTACTAAGGAACCACTCTTCTATGGGTGGGTTGCAGCTTCTAGTAAAATTAGCGTACCAAACCTTGACTACATCAAGTATCATATAGAATATAATGACCAACTAAGATATTATTTTGGGGACTTAAAAGGGAGAAAATGGACGGAAGATGATATTGAACTTAAGAATGGCACTAAGCTTATTAGCAAATCGAACCTCTCTGGTATACGTGGGGGAGCTAAACTACATAAAAGGTACGATCTTATCGTGCTGGATGACTTTGAGGATGAAAATAATACCATTACACCTGAGTCTAGGGCTAAAATCTCTAACCTTGTTACGGCAGTTGTATTTCCTGCTCTGGAGCCCCATACGGGTCGTCTTAGGATCAATGGAACTCCTGTGCATTTCGATTCTTTTATTAACAACATTCTGGTCAACCACGACAGGGCAGTGGCTGAGGGCAAGGACTTTAGTTGGAAAGTGATCACCCACAAGGCATTGCAAGAGGACGGCATTCCCCTATGGCCAAGCTGGTTTGGTATAAAGGAGATGGAGAGAAAGAAGAAGTTTTATTCAGATTCTGGCCAGCCACAGAAATTCTATCAAGAATATATGATGGAAGTTCAGAATGAAGACGATGCAATATTTACTAGAAATCATATCAAGTATTGGGAGGGCGATTTTATCCATGATGACGAAACAGGAATATCGTATATACACACATCAGATGGGGATGTCAAGCCAGTCAATATTTTCACGGGTGTCGACCCCGCTACAGATTCTACTCGTAGGGATAGCGACTTCAGCGTTCTACTTACTCTTGGGGTTGATACTGATAACAATATATATGTTATTAATTATATTCGCAAGCGTTCACTCCCTGTTCTCGGTATCCCAGGAGATCCTAAGAAGGGAATCGTTGATTACTTGTTCGAGCTTAATAACATCTATCACCCTTCCCTTTTTACAATCGAGGAGACTACAATGTCTCGCCCAATATTTCAAGCGCTTATGGCGGAAATGCGCAGGCGTAATGACTTCTCTGTCAAGTACTGCGCTGAAAAACCAGGTAACAGAATGTCGAAAAGAGACCGGATCCAAGAGATACTTGCTCAAAGGTTTTCGGTGGGTGCGATACACATTAAGAAGGACATGTATGACCTTCAAAGAGAAATTATAACTTTTGGACCCAGAATGGGGCATGATGACACTATTGATAGTCTCGCTTATGCTTGTAAACATGCATACCCTCTTAAAGGTATTTCAGAGACTAAGGATGGTTGGCAGAAGCATAAAGTTAAAGCAAAAAGTTGGGTGACAGCATAATGGGTATATATGACACTATCACACGGCCACTTGATCCAGGTCGTAGTGATAAAAAAATCACGTATGAGAAATCTATGGACAGAGAGCGGTCAGTCTATCAATATCTTTCTAGCATTGCTGATGCAACAGGCTATGATAGGCTAGATTTAATGAAGGCGGCCCACATAGAGTCTTCATTTGGAGCTGATATGGGGGATCAAAATAACGATAAGTATGGATTAATGCAAAGTGGTCACGACACTGCTGGTAAGTATGGTGTGGACAGGTATGATATGGCAAACTTTTATGGTGCAGAAGTTAGGGCTCGCACAAAGTCAAAAAACTCTGATAAGGATTTATGGTATCAAGCAAATACTGTAGAGGAGGCTAATAATATGGGGATAGAGAAGGGTTTATTAGAATATATGACATGGCAGCAGGGCCGCAATGGAATGGCAAAGGTAATAAACATAGCTACCGATAAAGATAGAGATGGTGTATCTTTTTCATCTGGCAGTTTGTCTGGAAATCTTGGCAGCACAAGAGAGCATCTCATAAACAATATGGCATTAAGAGACAAAAAGCACGCAAAGGAATTGCGCAAACTTTCTGATCACGAGTTGGCAAACCAATGGATAGCACTTACAAAAGAAAAATGGGAGACAGCAGGATCCGAGATAGAGTTTAAAGATGATTATTATGAGGTACCTGAATAATGGCTAAATCAAACAAGAAGGCAGAAAGAGTTCGGATGATTTTTAACAAATCACGGACTAGCTCAAGGATTCAATGGGAGAGAGTTAACCAGAAAGGTTATGACTTTTCTAATGATAATCAGTTAACTGAGGAAGAGCGCCTGAATTTAGAAGAGCAGGGGATGCCTACATTTACTATAAATAGGATTACACCAGTAGTAGAGATGCTTAATTTCTATGCTACTGCTAATAGCCCTAGATGGCAAGCAGTTGGAGCTGACGGGTCAGATGTAGATGTAGCAGCAGTATTCAGCGACATGGCTGACTATATCTGGTATAATTCAGATGGTCCAGCTATATATGGTAATGCTATCAATGATGCGATCACTAAGTCTATTGGATATATGCTCGTCAACGTCTCTCCAGACGCTGATAACGGCATGGGGGAAGTGGTTGTAGAGCAGCCAGAACCATTCGATATATATATTGATGCTAAATCTAGAGACATGTTATTTAGGGATGCTAGCTATATACTTATACGGAAGATCTTACCTAAACAGCACCTTATGAGTCTGTTTCCTGAAAGCAAATCTAAAATAAAGAAAGCTAGTTCTGACGAAAATAATGATGACCTGTATACAGTAAAGTCTAAAGGGGCGTTGCAGAAAGATTTTCACTATAAAGATATAGACGAAAGTGAGACTGTTGATCCTGAGTCTGGGGATCATGATACGTTTCTAGAATTTTTCGAGATGTATGAAAAAGTTAAGGTGGAGTATGCTAATGTCTTCTATCAAATACTTCCCACAGAGGACCAGATAAAGCAAATACAGCAACAAGTTTCAGTTCAAATGGAGGAGATGCGTGCTCAAAGTGATGTGGCTATGCAAGAACAACTATTAGCCTTAGAGGAGCAGGTAAAGAATAAAGAGATTATTCCAGAAAGATACCAGCTTGAGGTTGAAGGGCTAAAGAAGCAGAACGAAGAACAGCTAGTTGCAGCAGAACAGCAGATAACTAGCGAACTTATGTCTCAAGTAGCTAGGACAGAGAACATTATTATATCTAAAAAAGAGTTCGATCTTATGATGGAGGATCAAACATTCGCTAGTACTGTTATAGATGTAGTTAAGTTTTATAACTCACGAGTTCAGCAGACTTGCGTAGTGGGAGACCAACTTTTATATGAGAAGATTTTACCAGAAAATATTACAGAATATCCCTTAGTGCCTTTTCATTTTAAGTGGACTGGCACTCCTTACCCAACCTCCGCAGTGTCCCCCCTCATAGGCAAGCAAATGGAGCTCAATAAAGCACATCAGATAATGGTACATAACGCTTCTTTGGGCTCTTCTCTCCGCTGGATGCACGAGGAGGGATCTATAGATACAGATCATTGGGAAAAGTACTCAAGTTCTCCTGGTGCTCTACTCCCTATTAGACCTGGAGCAACGCCTCCAACCCCAGTTCAGCCAGCCCCATTAGCTAATGCCTTCTATCAGATAGTACAAGAAGGTAAAGGTGACATGGAATATTTAGCTGGTATATACTCATCTATGCAGGGCGATGTTTCAGGACAGCATGAGACCTATAGAGGTATGCTAGCTCAGGATGAATACGGCACAAGGCGTGTAAAGCAGTGGATGAAGAATGTTGTGGAGCCAGCATTAAAGCAACTTGGAACAGTGGTTATGCAATTTTCACAAGCAGTCTATACAGCTCATAAAGTATTTAGAATAGTTCAGCCAAGCGCAATACAGGAGCAGAGAGAAGTGCAGATTAATATCCCTATATACAATGATCTTGGAGAGGCGATAGGTAAATTTCAAGATTACTCTACCGCTAAATTTGATGTAAGAATTATAGCTGGATCAACACTTCCAGTTAATAGGTGGGCATATTTAGATGAGTTAAAGCAGATGATGCAGCTCGGCATAGTCGACGATATTGCGGTTCTTGCTGAGACTGACATTAGAAACAAGGAACAAATAGCAGAAAGAAAGAGCATGTATGCACAATTATCACAGCAGGTTGAACAGCTTTCTGAGGTGGTCAAGAATAAGGAAGGTACCATTGAAACCCTTGAAAGACAGCTTGTACAAGCAGGTATTAAAGGTAAGGTTATGCAAGCAGAGGTTGAGATTAATAAAAAGAAAGTCGAGACTCAGTCTGAAATAGAAGGTGAGCTCAAGGATACCAGGCTAAAGCAAGGGGCCGCAAGAGATAAGATGAAAGATACTGCTGTAACTGAGGGTAGGCGTTTAGGTATGGGTATAGATAATATTCTTAAAAGTACAGAATTAAACCAGGAAAAAAAGTCCTTGCAAAATAATAATGAAGTTTAGTAACTTATAAACAATTACTTAAAGGGAGAAATACATGACAGAAGGACAGCCCACTGGTAACTTGGCAGAAGCCGACTCCGGTGAAGATTTCTTTAAAGCGCTCGAAGATGACGTCAATAGCGCTATACAAGATGAGACGTTAAAGGAAGACCCCTCTGAGGTAACCCCTCCGCAAACAAGTGGCCCCGAACAGGTAACCCACACTACGGAAGGCTCCAAGAATGAGATAGATTGGGAAAAGAGGTACAAAGATTCAACCAGAGAAGCTCAAAAATTACATGGAGAGCTCTCTGATTTAAAACCCTTTGTTCCTGTTCTCAACGCAATGAAAGAAGATAGTGGCCTTGTAGACCATGTTAGAGACTATCTTGAGAATGGCGGAACTCCTGCTAAAAGTGTTACAGAGCGCTTAGGACTTGCAGAAGACTTTGTTTATGATGCTCAGGCTGCCGTTGATGATCCGGATTCGGATTCAGCAAGGGTGTTTCAGCACAGTGTTGACAAAATAGTTAATGCTAAGGTAAATAAAGTTATCACAGAAGAGCGCCAAGCTAACAAGAGTGCAGCAGATCGCAATGAGCGAGCTAGACAAGAGGTAGAATTCAAAAAGAAGCATAAAATGTCTGATGAAGACTTTTCAGCGATGATAAATGATTCTAAGAATCATATTATGACTCTTGAGGATATCCATCTCTTACTTAACAGGGATAAAATTGCGGCTAATACTGCTAATGCAGCAAAGACTGACATGAGAAAGCAGATGAAGAATGTTCGCAATATACCTACAAGTGCCAGTGGAGCAAACAGTGCCGGAGAAAATGCAAAAACATTTGAAGACCAAGTGTTTGATGCAATTAATGGCACTGATGATGTAGATAACTTGTTCGGATAGGCACTCTATAACAACATAGAGACTCCTATCTGAAATAAATAGAAAAGGAGGTTAGCTCTATGGCTGACTTATTTAAACTATCGAACTTAGGCGCAACTGACGTTGCGGGTAATGGTCCAGGGGATCCAGTATCAGATTCAATTCTGACTGGAGATCTTCGTCGGAGGTACAACTTCGGGGATAGAGTATCCGAACTATCCATTGCACAAGATCCTTTCTTTCGATTTCTCTCAAAGGTGAGCAAGAAACCGACTGATGATCCTGCATTTAAGTTCACAGAAAGACGTAGTTCTTGGCATAAACGTTATGCATACTGCGTAGGTGGTGATGGTACCGATGATGGTACGTTTGATGATAGTGACTGTGATAATTTTGATGTTGAAGGTGAACCATGGTATGCAAAGATGGGTGGGGATTACAATAGTTCTGGTAATCTTCAGAATGTCTTAGGCCAAAGTACAAGCTATTACGTAGGTGATCCTGGTACTATGCCTGAGTTCTTCCTTGTAGGCCAAGTCATTAAGTTCCCTGTAACTTTGAGCGCTGGCGGCACAGATTATATTGCTGCACGTGTTGAAGCTGTTTCTACAGTTTCAACAACCTATAAGAAGTTGTCATTGACAACTATTAAAGGTGTTGCAGGAGGCTCTATATTAAAGGGTGTTCCAACCAGCGTAGCAGTCGACGGTTCAACTGGAACTACAGACAATGAAGAGACTCTAGCTCCAAACAAATGTTATGTTATTGGTTCTGCATTTGAAGAAGGCTCTGGTTATCCTGAAACATGGAAAGACCAGCCCTTTGCAACCAACTATGGGCAAACCCAGATTTGGAAAACTGCAATGGCAATGACTAACACTGCTCGTGCTACCGTACTTAAGTATGATGCTAACGAGTGGGCTAGGGTATGGAAAGAACATCTTATATCTCATAAATGGGATATGGAACAATCTTTACTGTTTGGTTCTCAGGTATCCGATAGTAGTATTAATTATACTCAGGGTGCTGTAGACTATATCTTGAACTATGGCAATAGCTTTGGTTTGGATATTACTACTAAAACAGCAGATGATTTCTTAGATGATCTCTCTGGCTATATGGATCCACGGTATGCATCACAGTCGCCAACAGTGTACTTCTGTAGTACTGCTGTTTACAACTGGCTGCATAAACTCGGTGGTTACTTCAAAAATAATCTAGAAGTTTCTTCCCAATTCCGTGCTGATCTAGCCATAACTGGAAAGAAGAAAGTCTTCGGTGTTGATATTACTACTATTACTACTCCTTATGGAGATATGAATGTAGCACGTAATATACACTTGGACGGTACAGATATTAAGATTCTTGGAATCGGTATGAAAAACTGTGCTTGGAGGCCTCTTGTTGGTAATGGTGTTAATCGTGACACTTCAGTATACGTTGGAGTCCAGACTTTGGAGAACAGCGGTATTGATCGTCGGGTTGACTTAATTTTAACCGAAGGTGGCATGGAATGGTCTCTACCAGAATCCCACGCCATCTGGAAATAGGAGGTAGATCATGGCTAAGAAACAACCGATGTATGGCTCAGAAGCCTCTGTGGATAGCCCTGCTATTCCTGACGAAGTGATTACATGGACTGCAAATGAACCAACAGCAGGTAGCGCAGCTACTATTGACGATGGTAATACTGTAGGCGATGATAATGATGCAGGTCAAGTGATAGCAGATCTTACAGCTAAGCTGAATGCAGTGCTTGCAGCTTTACGCAAGTTCGGCATTATAGCAACATAGGAGGTAGATCATGGCTAAGGTAAAAGCACCGGCTCTATCGCCACAGGACCAGCAAGCTACTGCTATTACAGCAGTTGCAACTACTGGTGCTGATTTAGCGAGTGCTGACGCTTCAGGTCTGGTCAACGTCACCGGAGTATCTGGTGGCATTGTTAATCTGCCTGCAGGAAAATATAGTGGACAAACAATTGTTGCTAGTAATATAACAGCAGCAACAACTTTCACATACAGTGGTTCCAACGTCGTAGGTGACGTAGCTATCGCTGCTGATGGAGTTGGAATGTTTGTTTGGTACTTTTCTGCATCAGGAACAGGTCTCTGGTATTCAGTGGGAGCCTAAACAACAACTACCGAACCCCTCTCTGGGAAGATTTTCATTCTCTCCCCAGGAGGGGGGCTAGGTATCAAGGAGATTAATGGCAACATTTGAAACAAGAGTAGAAGCGTTAACGGGGCTATCTATAGATAGTTCTTCTAACCCCACTCAGTCAGAGCTTACACAGTTCCTGACGGATGGGGCTAATGACGTTATAAACAGGCTTAAGACTATAAATCCTGTGTTGGTTTCTTTATTCTCCTCAACTACGGTTGATGGGGGATCGGGCGCATATATAGATGGAGATGTTCTTGGTGTATTTGGCGCAGAGGCTGACTATGATAGGCCCGCAGAAGAGGTACCTTTCCAGATGAAGTCTATGGTAACTAATCCGAACAGTCTACACTATAGAAGTAAGTATAATCCTGTGTTTTATAGAGAGGGGAAGAAAATTGTAGTTTTACCAGATGGGGGATCAATACAACATATCTCTAAGCCGAATGTGACATATGGCGCAGAAGATATCCTAGATTTTCCAGATCAATATTTATATATGGTAGCTTTATATGCAGCTATTCAATCAATTAATAACGTTCTGTCTAAAAAGGATGTACCTGATGAGTTAATAACTTTACCAACTCTTCCAGCACTTCCTTCATTTGCGCCTCCCTCAGTGGTGATTCCTACTATACCTAGTCTTATTGCAGACCCTAATATTTTTTATATTAATGCCAGTATTCAAAATGATTATAGTGGCTCCACTAACGATATTTCTTCTTTAATAGCACCTACATATAATGCACCAGTTTTAGAGGCAGTTACATTGGAAACCTTGGATGACCTTGCTCTACCTACACCCCCTCCAGTTCCAAGCATTGCCGCCAAAGCTATAAATTTTACACAAGCGGCCCCAGCTTACACAAGGCCAACTTTATCCACAACAACATTCCCATCTTTTAGTGACTTTACTATTGATGCAACGGCCCCTACTGTGCCAGCATCTCCCGTCTTTACGGCTGAGACTGTAGAGACTACTACTATAGATTCTCTGCCAGCTCCTCCACTATACGATTCGCCTAAGGTACTTGGGGTTTCCGAGGAACTTATGGAGACTTCACCTTCAGCTGATGTCGCTGTTATAAATGAGGATGGAGCTGATTCTTTAGAGAAAGTATTAGAGACTGCTTGGGCCTATGTATCCGGAGAAGAAGACCCGGAAATGTCTAACAGTGCCCTAGCATTTGCCTCTAATGTAGTTTCTGTATATGGCCAAGCTATGGCGAACTCTTTAAATCACTTTAATGCAAGGAGCGCAGAGTATACTCAAGCGGTTCAAAAGGTTATGCAACAAGCTCAATTTAAAGCTCAGGAGGCTGCTAAGCAGGCTGATATTAATACGCAGGCCACACTTAATGAGTATACCCAAGAGCTGGCTAGATTCGGACAAGATTTAGCCTTATTCCAAGCTAATGTTTCAAAAGAAGTACAAGAGTGGACTACGCAGAATATCCAATATAAGATGGCTAAGTGGAATACCGAAAGAAGTAACGACTTTCAGCAGTATCAATCAGATATGACTAATGAGTTAAATAATTTTAACAAAGAGAATGCAGAGTACCAAGCTAAGTTGCAGATATCTATACAGGATGCTGCGGCTGAGAATCAGGTGGAACAAGCTAAGCTTCAAGAATTCTCTTCGGACTTACAAAGGCATCAGGCTGAGGTTAACGATACTGTAGCTGAGTTTACTAATAATGTGCTACAGAAGAAGTTAGAATTATATAAGTTTGATTATCAGCAAGCTATTGCTAAGCACTCTGCTGATATGCAGAATGAGCTTAACAGCTTTAATGAAGCTAATGTCAAGTATCAGGCAGAGATAGCTAACTCTAATACTGGGTTTCAGAGTAAGATTAACGCTCTAAACCAAAAGATGCAGATTGGTACTACATTAGACCAGACCAATAAGCAGCAGGATATTCAAGCAAGGATCCAAGATTATACTTTTAAGATTCAAAAATTTCAAGCAGATCTCAGTCAGTATCAAGCTGAGATAAACACTAATACACAAGAGCATGGGACTAAGTTGCAGAACTTTGATAAAGAATTGTCCAGATTTGGTCAAGATTTAGCTAAGTATCAAGCTGAAGTTCAAGCTAAAGTACAACAACATCAAACCAATCTACAGGGTCGCCAATCTGAGTATTCTTGGCTGAGCGCCAGACAGTCTGATCTAATCAGGCAGTATAATGAGTCTATTGGTTTGCAAGCTCAACCTAAAAGAGGAGAGATCAATGAGTAAAGTAAAAGAAGTAGAAACTACAACAAGAGAAGTAAGAGAAGGTACCTCTGAGGCTACAATAGAAGAAACTATTTCCACCCTTCAGGTACAAGTTAAAGAATTTACAGAAAAAGCTGAGTATTTTAGGGTCATGGCTCTAAAGGCACAGGGAGCTCTAGAAATATTGTCTCAACTCGGCCCAAAAGATAATGGAGAAGGAGATAAATAATGGCTGATAGCATTAAATTTTCAATAAGCGCCACACCTCTAGAGGTTACAGATGTCCAGCAAGGCACAGGGCCTACTGTTGCGGCAACAGAATGTTTTGGAACTGTAGGCGGCTCAGGTGAGGTAGCTAGTATTGCAATAGTGGATGCTGGAGGGAGTGATGACGGCTATATAGGCGGAACAGGACCTTATTATGCACAAGCAATTAAGGTTGCTGCGGCTTCTGTCACTCCAGCAGCGCACGGATTTGTTAATCTTGCCGCATGTAAATTTCTATATATTAAGCATACTGGGTATGAGGGAGATACTGGTGGAGCAAAAAGTACTACAGCAAATACTGTAGACTATGTTTCTGTAATGGTAAATGCGGGTGCCGGTACCGATATATGTATAGCTAGACTTAAGTCTGGTGAAGCTATGATATTGCCTGCAAGAGGAGGCTTAGCTACAAATAATATTATGCTAGCAGCCACTGATGTAGCAGGAGCAGCAGGCGCTTCTGTAAACGGAGTTGCTGTAGAATTTCTAGCTTTCGCATAATATGAAAGTACAGGAAGTTATGGAAAGGGCTGGCACTACCCAAACAGGTCGTGCTATTGCTTATATTAAGGATGCTCTTGAAGAGCTTAATATAACGCATGAGACTCATGTGACTACTTCTGATGCAG